GCGGCAACCACCCACATTCTCCTCGCACCGCTCCCCGCTTATGCGGGGATAGATCTCGACACTTAGCGCCATACCAGCATCCCCTTTCGTATCCACGCAGTCTTCACGCCATGGGCATCCGCGTCCTTTGCGGCCACGCCCCATTCCACTCGCAGTGCGGACGCCCATGTTGCTCCCGAGACATACCACCCGTAGTGTTCCTCAACCACACGGGTCATGTAGTCGGGCACGATGCCCTTGTCGAGCGGGTACCTCAAGAACAGCGCCCGAGGCAGACGCTTCACTTCACGCCAGTCCTTAGGCGTGAGGTTGTAATACTTTATCTCCGCTCTTCCCGTGTTGCGTGGCTGTTTGTGCTCATAGTACACGCTTATAGGTGCGGTGATATCCCACTGGATGTCGCACATAAGCGTCTCGTACCAGCCTTCTGGTACGCCCGGTATGCTCACATCAAACAAGTCACTCATCATTGGCCTCCTTGTACTTATGTGCGTATTCGTGCACCGTACTGAGCACAACTTCGTCAATACGCATGCGCGCATATTGAAGTTCTCTCTGCACCAGTGGCACGAGCGTGTGGTAGAGTTCCACGACATCTGCACTTTCGACACGCGCGCTATCGAGACGCACGTCGAGGATGCCTCGGATCACTTCCGGGTTCCAGACATATGACACTGCCTCTTTGCTTGAGGCTTTGATGCTCAGCGCACGTGAGTGCCTGAGACCTTTCATGTAGCGCCGCCACTCTTTGATGTTCACGCATGCACCTCCTTACGCAAGTCTCCTGAGTAATACAGCCCGCTCTCGCAGTCCCCGATGCACGCGATCCCACGCCAAGAGTGTTCACTCTTGGACACAGAATCCATGCCCCGTGCGAATCCTTCAGCCTCGTGCGCCCACGCACGCCCTAGGCTGAAAATGAGCACCTGATTTTCGGAACCGAGCCGCGCGGCTGGTGGTAGGAATGCGTCCCAGTGCTCCACCATGGGCGTGCCATGGCAGTGCACTACAGTCCTCACACGAAATCCCGCCTGTGCGATGTCGCGCATGATAGTCTTCGGGGCCTTGTGGCATGCGGTCTGAGTGAGGTGCAACTTGAGCGTGATGTTGTCGTTTTCGTCGATGTTTATCGAGTCGCCGTGGGACTCGTTCACGGGAAAGCCTCCCCATGCGTCCGCCCGCCACATCTCAAGCGCCTCGTCGTAGTAGCGTGGCCTCATGAGATTGTGCTGAGGAAGCCAGATCGACGACGGCACCGGGCGCAAGAACTGGCTGAGGCGGCCGCGCCGTGCGGCATCTCGCACGTCTTCGAGCACGTGCTCTTGGCCGCGAGTAGCGTCGCCTGTGCGAATCTCAAGGACGTACTCGAGATTGTTGTAGGTATACATTAGTGCGTTGCCTCCTTGGTGAGATTGTCGATGCCAACAACTTTGCCTTCGCGCTCGCTCACGAGCACGACGCTTGCATCGAGCACGCAGAATCCGTACTGCTCGCTCATCAGGTCGAGCGCGAGTGTAAGAATCCAGTCTCGTGCAGAGTCTGCGACTGCGTCCTGAAAGGCCTCACGCAAGTGACGCCATTCGTCCTGCTCGATGACCGCCCACTTGGGCAGCCCTGTGCCAGCCACCTCCTCCAGTGCGTCTGGATCACTTGCGCTTTCCATGTCCCATCTCACGTTCGAGATGAGAATCCGATACGTGCGATCAGCCATTGCTTTCCTCGCTTTCCTGCGGGTCCACGAACACAAGGGCGACAAGATTCGCCGCCCACAACGCATCGCTCACACGCCACGCCTCCTCTCGTGGCCCGTGAACCTCAAGCGTGGCACTGTGCGGCTCGTTCGTGAGCACGAAAGGCGTCATGCTCAAGTGCAAGGTCGCCTGCACGAGCCGCCTTTCGGCAAGCGTGAGCCGTTCGTTTCCGTACACAATCGTGCGCGTGGTGATCGTGCCAAGTGTGCTCATCGTGATTCCTCCTGTGCCCGGGCCAGCCTGTCCTGTGCGTATTCAAGTTGCCTCCGCAAACTTTCGACTTCCTCCTGCAAGTGCCGCACGTGCTCGGCGTGATGCCTTGCGGCCACGACCGGCGCGCAGTCCTCGCAGAGATTCCACCTCGGGATTCTCTTTCCGCACTCGCACGTGCAATCCTTGATTGCCCAATCGAGCCGCTGAAGGACGTTCGCTTCCCACCGCGGTCTCGACCACGGCACGTACATTTCCGCACCTGTGGCGTCTTCCCAACGCCACTGCATTTGTTGCGCTTTGTCCGAATCCATCCGCATGATGGCTTCTCGCAGGGCTTCACTTCGCGCCCACAAGTCATACATGGCTGTTCCTCCTGTGTGTGGCAGTTTTCGTACGTGCGGATCTGCCAACCGCATGTGTGCCTAGCCGATCATGGCCACGTAGGAACCGCGAAGATGCTTCACGAGCATCTTGCGGATTCGTACTGCACGCGAGCGGTCGTCTCCAGTTCCGGCCACGACCTGAGTCGTGACCCCCGGAATGTGCCACACGGGCGCACCAGCGAACGTGGCTCCAGCGACAATCTCCGGGTCGGCAACCACGAACGTGGCCCCACCCATTCGTGCCTTGATCTCTACGCCAAGCATGTTCTTGCACTCCTCGTGTGTAGCAGTTTTCGTACGTGCGGATCTGCCAACCGCGTGTGCGAGTGCTATTCTCCCCTTACATCCCACACCTCCCATGTGCAACCAAATGCACATTCGTCGTTCATGCGAGCGACGAGCGCATGTGCGATGCGCTTTTCTGCGGCGTGGTCCTCAAGACCTCCGTCACACGTGGACATGATGCCCAGACCTACGCACGCACTGTCCGTGGTCACTGCGACGACTGGCATCGTCGCGTCACGTGCGAGAAGCAACTCCCGCACAAGCGTTGCATCGCAGCCACGCACGTAGTACGTGTACGTGACGCGCGACCCCGAAAACATCCGAGCCATCAGATTTCATCCTGCGTGAGACGCTCGTCCCACGGCTCGTGGCGCTGATCTGGCCACTTTTCGTTCGCATCGTGCCTGCCCGGCCAGTAGGCGCGGCACGTGACCCTGAAATACTTGTTGCCGATCTCCTCGAACACACCCAAGATCGTGGGTGCATTCGTGCGATCAGCCTCACGCTCACGTGGCACTGTCGAAAGTGCACACGAGATCGTGACCGAATCGGCACGTGGGTCTGCCGAAACTTCGACAGCATGCCGAAAGGTGCGGCGCAAAGCACGCACCAAGGCCGTAGCGCGTCCCAGTTCTGCACTCGGAACACGCAGGTATACGATCATTCGAGGTCTCCTGTGTGTGGCAGTTTTCGTACGTGGGTCTGCCAACCACGGCTTGAGACTACTTGCCGTAGCCGAAGACGGCGTCGTCGTAGCCGTCCCACTCGCGAGTGTCGATTGCCTGCGAGAAAAGCGCACGCATGGTCTTCACCATGCTTTTCGTGACTCGTGCGTTTGACGTGATAGCGATCCTGTCGCTTGCCACGCCGAAGACAGCACCAATGCGCTTGGAAGACGCCACTAGCATCTCTGCCGTGGCGATAGTGCGAGAATCTGCCGAAGCGGGGATGTCGATCACGATCTTGGGTGCCATTGCCGTTTCTCCTGTGAACAAAGTGTGGGCGACCCATCTCTGGGCCGCCCGGTGTGGTGTGGGTGATGTGGGTGGCTTAGGCGGACTTGCGTCCCTTGAGCCACTCGGCATCGGTGCCGGTGATCTTGATCGCCGAGTTCATCTTCACCCAGCAGTACCCTTGGGTGGTCTTGACTGTGAACACACGGTACCCGGCCCGTGTGACCTTGCCACTGCCGTGGCCGACCAGAGTGCCGACGATGACCGAGCCGAACGCCTTGGTGACACCGTCACCAGTCAGCGTCTCAGTGCTCTTGTCCAACCTTGCGTTGTGCACTGCACTGGAGTCGAACTTGACCACTGAGCCAAGAGTCACAGACTCCGAGAGCACAGCCACCCTGCCGCCAGTGACGGGTGCGGGAGTAGCGGGAGTGACGGGAGTCTGGGTGACCTTGGCCTTCTTGGCCTTGACTGGAGCCTCGGGAGTGACGGGAGTGACGGGTGCCTTGGGGGTGAGTGCCGCGAGGACCTGATCGAGTTTGGACTCGAACTGGTCGAACCGGCTCTCCAGAGCCGCAACACGGGTAGTGAGTGTGACGCGAGCCATCTCTGGCCTCCAGTGGGGTCCCCACGTCCTGTGGGGGTGTCCGGCAGACCGGCCGGTCGGTCGTCGTCGGACCACTCCGTCGACGGCATCAACCATGCCATGCCATCGGTCTGGCCGCAAGTCCTATCTGGTAGTCCCCACCCTAGCCCTAGCCTAGCCCCGGTGGCCCCAGCCAATGCAGCAATGCAGCCAATGCAGCCCCTGCATTGCCTATGCAGGCTAGGACACCTTTCCTGCTACTATTACACATGTAAATCCCCCCTACTCACCCAAATAAAATCAGAGCAAATTTCTAAAACTGAGCATTACAATTCCGTACTACCCCCGTGCCTTTTCTGAAAAGGGTGGTGTGCCCTCAAAAAATGGGCCGCTCGTTCCATAGTCTAGAGGCCTTATAGACTATGACATCACCCCGCACTCCTAAATTGCCCGGCACAAACAAGCACACGGCCGAGTGGATTAGCACTTGGTTTCGTGCTCAGTGGCATAGATGGCGAGAGCGGCGAGACCTTGATGTTGCAGTGCGCGACATCATCTATCAAGAGAATGACATCGACCCTGTAGGTCCCAATGGCGAAGAATCAAGCCTCAACCACGAGATTGTCCGCACTGGCCTCGCTAAGACACTCCTGCGCGAATATGTCGGCATCGTCAGCGGCGAAAGTCCCCGCTTCGAGTGCTTGCCTGATGGCTTCGGCCCACAGAAGCAGCGCGATGCCTCCGCTGTCGAAGAGTGGGATGCTGCGTGGTATCAAGACTCAGGCGGCAATGACGTGCAAGCCCTCGTCGATGGCGACGCCATTGCCTATGGCCGCGGCGTCTCTTATGTAGTCTGGGCGAGGCAATACTGGCGAGACTTCCCCGAGGCCGACCCAAAAGAGACCGACACTGCCTATCTGAAGCGTGTGGACTCGTGGGCCAAGAATGCGCCAAATCCAATCCTGCGGATGCATTGTCCTGCGCCTCAGACCATGTTTGACGACGACGAGTGGACAAGGCTCTACGGCCACCCCAATGTCGTCTATTGGTATCACAGGCCCCTCTCGGAAGTTGCCGCTGCCTATCCTGCCTCAAAAGCAGCACGCGACTATGTGCGCGGACGCAAAGGCTCCGTCGATGAAGACCCTCTCGTGCTCTTCATGACACTTGGAAATCGCAAGTATCTAACATATGCACTTAGCCGAAACATCGCCATCAGTGCCCCTGACAGCCAGAGTAGCCTGCCAGTCTCAGTAATCCAGATCGAACCCGGCGATGTCGAAGTCCTCGACACGTTTGAGCACGGCGCATCAAGAAACCCATTCGAGGTGGTCGTCGGCGACACAGGCTCAGACCCCGCCCTCATCCACAAGTACGCAGGCCTCTTCGACAATAGCCTCACAGTCCTTAGGCAAATTGACGAGGCCATCTCTCAAGCAGCCACTGCGATCAGGCGCTATGGCCGAGGCCAGCTTGTATTGATGCACGAGTGGGGTCCAGCAGGCCAATTGCCCGGCGGTGTAGACCCCGACACCATGACGCCACGCGAGATCGACTGGGAGCCGGGCCGTGTCATCAGCCTTGCCCCCGGCGAAAGGCTCGCGTTCGTGCAGCCAGACCTCAATGCGTACAGGGCTGGCCTTGAATTTCATGACTTGCTCACAAGGTACGTAGCTCGCGACACAATCGACCCGGCTGCATGGGCAGGCTCGGCCACGAATAGCGGCTTCCAGCTCGTGACGCTCATTCAGACAGCCCAAAGAAAGCTCTCTGGCTTTGTGAATCGCAAGAACAGGTCCCTCGAAAACACACTCAAGGCGGCCCACTCCATTGTTGAATACATCGAGCGGCCCGTCTATGTCTACAGGGCTGTCGATGAAATGAGTGATAGCGGCACAATTGCCTCCATCGGCGGCTGGATTAGCCTCACGCCAGCACAAGCCAAGACCGCCCGCGTGCGCGTCAAGCTCGCGCCCAAGCTCGACAGCGCAGATGCAGCCTCTGCCCAAATCGGCATCCAGCTCGCACAGGCCACCACCAATGGCTGGATCGACATCGACAAGGACTGGATTCTCAGTCGCTGGCTCGGCCTTGAGAATCCTGAGAGGCATCGGCGCGCTGCACTCCTCCAAAGATTCCTCAATAGCCCTGATATTCAGCAGTGGCTCACGGCCCAAGCAATCCAAGATGCCGAGCTTACCATGAAGCGCGCGGATGTCGAAGCAGCCAAGGGCCTCACGAGCCTTAGCCCCGCGGACCTTGCGCTCGCTCCAGCCGCCTTGCAGGCCGAACTCGCGGCCCGAGGCCTCATTCCCGGCATGGCTGGCCAGCCCGGCGCAGCCACACCTCCAAGCGAAGGCGGCATCCCCGGTGGCGCACCCGGCATGGCTGGCCTCATGCAGGCCATCGCGCCGCCCGGCACGCCAACCCCCGGCCTTGGCACGACCATGGGTGGCGGTCCCGGAGGCCAGCAGGCCCTCGGCCAAGCACTCGGCGGCCCCACACCGCAGACCTCCCCATTTGGCGGCCTAGGCATGGCCTCCAGTGCTCAGCGCTCTGGGCAACCTGTCGCACCCACGCTCGGAGGCCTCTAGAGGATGGACCTGAAGACCCTTACAGCGCTTGAAAGCCGTGCGAAGCGTGCACTCTGGCGTGTCTCATTTGTCGGCCCAGAAGGACCAGACACATGCCCAACACTGGGACAGCCGGGCCTAAGCCTAGAGCGTGCCTGTACTGTGGCCGACAGGCTCGAAGCCCTTGCGCCTGTCTATGGCTTTAAAGCCATAGCAGTCGTCGATGAGGCCCTCAGGCCAGTCTTTGCACCACACGAGCCATACACTCCGCCTGCGCCTCACATGCCTCACATGCCTCATACGCCTACGCCTCCCAAAACAAGTCGCCTACAAAAGCTTGCAGCATCCGAAGGAATTGATCTTGATCTGCTTGTCAATCCAGAAGCACTTGAAGAATCAATGTCTGACCCAATAACAATAAGGGCAATATAAAGTGAAAGTGTCAGACGTGCGCTCATTCGACTGTGGTCCCGTGACATGGAAGGTCTCATGCAGCGAAATCATGCTCAAGGAAAAGATCAGCACCGATCCAAACGCCCCCGAGCAAGGCCTCGTCGTAGCGGGGCTGACTGACTGTATCGGCGGCCACGTAGTCATCAATCCCGAGCAGTCCGAAGACCACATGCGCGCCACACTCTGGCACGAAGCATGGCACGCGGCCTACGATTCCATTGGCGGCCTTAGGCTAGGCTCAGAGCCTACTGAAGACGAGGTGATCCTTCAGCTCTCAAGCACACTCCTTGACACGCTAAGGCGCAACGGCCCGTTTACCGCAGCGCTCCTTAGTGGAAGCCCGGCATCACTCTACATGGCAAGGAAACGCAAGTGATATATCAAAACATTATGAAGAAAGTTGGAAGACAAAGCAACTTGCCCGGCCTTGCTGGAGAACTTGATGCGCTAAAGTCTGACCTTAGCAGCCTCATAGTTTCAAACAAAGTGATTGTACATGATGCTGTCGGCCCACCGGCTGGCTCAAAGCGCATCTCTGATGCCGAGGCCGCTCGTGGCCTAGACACCACATACGGACCAAATGTCGCAGATCGCCTAAAGCTTCTGACAATAGGTCAACTTGTAAAGCTCACGCAAGACACTATTCGTGTGCGCAAGTCTCAGGACACGAATGACACAAAAGAGTCACATGCGGTTCCTGAGGCATTTAACCCGATTGGTCCAACTACCCAAGCGCCCCAAGCGCCCACACCCATGCCTTCAGCGCCGCCAGTACCGCCAATACCAGACCTAGCCACAGCAGTGCCCACACTGCCACCGCCAATGCCCACGCCGCCCACGCCAATGCCCACATCCATGCCTGCGCCACCAGCGCCACCAGCGCCACAGGCCCCACCTGTTCAAGTGTCCGAACCACTTATTAATCTCCTGTCACAGCAGTCCGGCCTCGCGCCACCGCTCTAGCTCAGCATCCTCATCGTCTTGAATGCGTCTCTTTGCCATTCGCTGCAACGGCCCTAGGCTAGGCACATCTCTGTCGCGAAATGGCAAGCTCGGCCCGGCCTCAATGGTCACTGCCCCCAAGAGATGATCGAGCGCCATGACGGTCGTATCGACCATGTCGTCATGCGCCCCGGTCGGCACAGCCCGATGCTCAGCCAGCCAGTCCTCGCGCCACGAGGCCCGTGCCGGTATCCATGCACGCCCGGCTTCCACGAGCGGCGTGATCGCCTCCATCCTTGCAAGCTTAGACGCTCCTGACCGCAGGCCCTTGATGTTGTGCTTCCATGGCACGGCCAGTACACCACGCTTCTTCAGGATCGGCACAAGGGCCTGCCCGGAGGACCTGTCTTCCACGACGACTGGTGGTTTCCTCTCAATGTGGGCCGCCCGCATTGCAAGCACGAACTCGACAAGCTCAGGGAACTCAAGCCTTGCGCGCCTTACGTCAATAAGATATGCGTTTCCATCAACCCCCTTGCCCCACAATGCACATACGCTCCAGTCGCTACTCACGCCTGCCTTGTATGCGCTGTCCACATAGATGCATGCCCTCACAAGGCTTGGCAACTTCTCATAGATTTGCCACCAGACCTCCTTGAAGAGATTGCCATCAATGTCTGTAGGATCTTGCTGGTACAGGGAGCGCCACACTCGGCCCACGCTCGATGCACGCCGCCTCTCCATGACTTCGACTGGCCACCTCACTGGGTCAAGTGCAGGCCCATCTTCATGCAAGACTACTGCGAGTTTCATGATTTCATCGTCTCATCGTCTCATGGCCTTGGCCCCGCAAGGCTCCATAGCTTCTTGAATAGCACATCAATATCTTTTGTGGTTGCCTCAATGCCCGCCTCGGCCGCGAGCCTATCTGGCACATTTATTTCTGCATGGACCACGGCACCATCGCTCAGTGCTGGCATCTTGATTTCAAACCACTGGTCCGCATCGGCAATCTCGGCAGCCACCTTGAGTGCGCGCCCGAGGATGTCGTCCTGATGCCACCGTGTGAGTGTCATGATGCAGGCCGCCCCCGGCATGAGCCGTGTGCTGGCCACGCTCTGATACCAGTACCAGTGGCTCTCGCGGATGAGTTCGCTGTCGGCCTGTACCCAGTCTTTGACCGGATCATCAATGCTCAGTATATCCGCCCCTTTGCCCGTGAGGCCGCCACCCACACCAACAGGCACATACACGCCGCCGAGATCATTCCAGCGCCCTCGGTCCCGCACCTCCACTTTCCAGCGCCGCACAGCCCATGCGTTGCCAGCGAGGCGCACCTCCCCCCAAGGCCAGAGATCGCTCTTCACCACGTCCCTTGCCTTGCCTGAGAACTCATCGGCCAAGTCCTGCGTGTGAGATGCCGCCACGAATTGCTTGCTTGGGTTCCTGCCTAGATACCAAGCGGGGAACCGCACTGATGCCAGCTCACTCTTCCCATGTCTCGGCGGCATCTGAATCGCCACTCGATCCAGCACTCCAGCCTCCACTAGCATCAGTGTCTGCGCTATCAGCCAGTGTATCCTGCCCACCTGATAGCCAGTCTTCGTCCTCCTCGTAAAATGCAAGAGGCTCTTCCTCGCCAGCGCCTTGTCGGCCTCCTCGCGAATCTGCGCCTCTGTCATGCCTCTCATCTCGCTCCCCCGTACTAGTCACTGTAGCCTCGGCCACCCCTAAGAGCCTAAGGCCTTCGAGCTGTGCCTCACTCAGCCCATCGAAGCTCTTGGACACATTAAACACCACGCCCGGAGCCGTAGGCCTGCCATATTCGTCCTCGGGCCACTTGGTCGGAGCATCAAGAGCCAAGAGCCTCGCGGTCCTCGCCTCTATCTTGAGCATGGTCTCGATGGCCTCCAGCTCCCCCTCCTCGACGCGCCCCATGATGGCCTCAAGGGCAATGCGCATCCGCTCAAGCTGCAAGCCCACATACTCAGTGACTACTTCGTCGCGCTCGGTCTTGAGTGTCTCCAGCGCCCGCAACAGTGCCTTCCTTGCGCTATTGCCGCTTATGCCAATGGCTTCGCCGATCTTGGCATAGCTCTTCCCCTTGGCTCGCTCCTTGAGGACCTCGACCTCACGCATGCGTGCCTGCACCATCCTCGGCGCTCTGAAGTCGTTGTTGTCTTTTATTCCGCCTTTCCCAAGATCCAATTCGCCCTGCATAGCATTCCTCCAGCCTCATATACATTTCTTCATCAATAAGTATACACAAGATACCTCGCTTGCCATAGTGCGCGCGCATGTTCCTCAGCCGCCTCACACTCTTCTTGTCGAGCCAGCCTTTGAGTTCGATGTAGACCTCGCTGAAGCCCGGCGGCAAGGACTCCTTTGGCACCAGAAGCCGCCAGTCAGGCAAATAGCTTTCGCTCCATGCTTTGCCGGGAAAGTAGAAGCGCTTCGGCTCATACTTGGCCTCCACGCCTATGTACTTCAGGTACCTAGCAATGTTCCTTTCCCACGAAGACCTGTACTCAATGCCATCTCCTAGGTCCTCGGCAACCCCTGCATGGGCGATTCTCATCCCTCGCCCCCCCTCAGAGGATCACGCCTTCACCTAGCGTGCCTAGCTCCCATGGTGTGCAGACCCCACGGAACGCGCAGTACTTGTGGTACTCCCAGTCTGTGCGCATGTCTCCGGCCTTCTCAGAGTCATGCATGAGCCGCACATACTTGATTGCGTGCCTCATGCGCTCCTCAAAAAGATCAATGGCCCCTGCGTCGCGCGTAGTCTCATACGTCTCATACGCGCACTCTCCCCACTCTCCATTCGCTCGCTTCGGCCTCGACACCACATGAAACACAAACTTGTCGGGCAGCCTTCCAAAGACTCGCCTCACCGCCCAGTAATACGCATCAGGCTGCAAGCTACTGTCAGCCCTGCTCTGGCTCCAGCGCCCACTCGTCGTCTTCCAGTCATCAATAGTCATCACGCGCCCATACTCTCGCACGTGGTCGATAGAGCCTGTAAACGTCCACCTGTCCCCATTTGGCTCCGGCCCTACCCCCGGCACTTCCTCATCGAAGCGCCACTCGCAATACTTGGAGCCTCGCTTTACGTCGGGAACCGCCCTTTCGTACAGTGTGGCAGACATCATAGTGGCAAAGGTAAGGCCGTCTTCTTGACTCAGGGTGCTCCTTCCATCAATCCAACTCTTCACTGCACCCTTGAGGCTGTGATACTTCATGGCAACTTGCTGCTCAATTGCAGCCTTGCCACCCGATGGCCTCTTCTCTTGATATGACCTCAGCACTGCCTCGATACCCGCATGTGCTGCTTGCCCGATGATGATTGCGGGACTTGGTGCCTCCCTCTCTCCTAGCAAATACGTGCGCCTGTGCTTCTCTGGGCAACCCCAGAGCGTAGTGAGCTGGCTGAAGCTAAGATGTGGCACTACGAATCCTTTCCCATATTTGCTTTGACATCTTGCGCCTGCCAACCTCAATGTCTGCGATGATGCCTCTGCTTACCTTGAGCATGACGCTTGCTTGACGCTGACTCATTCGCTGATCTGATCTCCATTGTACGAGCTTGTCTCTCAGTGTTTCTGGATCAAGATCTCCGTCCCACCCCGAGGCCACTACAGGCTTTACGTGGACCTTCAGCTCCTTTAGCTCTTTTGCCAGATCGACCGCTACAGGGTTCCATTCTCCGCGCAATGTTCCCCAGCCAGACTTGCCGCCATCGTACTTCCATACGCACGGATGCCCGGAGCAAAGGCCAAGCGTGTCGGTGATCCATTCGATCTCGTGCTGCCCACCCGGACAGCGATTTGGTCGTGACATCTGCTATCTCCATAAAGAAACGGGCTGGCACATACATGCCAGCCCATTCCGCCTAGCAAGCGCTGTAACCACAACTATAGCACTTCGAGCAGCCCTCCTCCCTGAGAAGGCTTGCCGATCCACACTCAGGGCATAAGTCTGCGGCCACCTTTGACTTTGGTCCCGCAAGCTCAGGCATGAACACGTCTGCCTCGACCCCCCAGCCTTGAATCAGATCAATGACCTCGGCTACCGCATCAGGCACTGAGCGAATCTTCAGCCCGTATGCGCCTGTCTGCACGCCGCCGATTCCTCTGAGCTGGTCTCGCACCTCGCGGAGCCTCGCCTCAGGGCTTTGCTCATCGACCTGCAAGACAAGGCTCACGAGCCGCCCCAGTGCCTCCATGAATGTAGAGGTCTCAGAGCCAGAGCGCCCGAGGTTCAAGAACATCTCGTAGGGAGAGCCATCATCAAGCATCGCAATGGTGCCGAACATCGTGCCAAGCTTCGT